GTTGCCCAGCCAAAGGCGGTTTTCCCAAAAGGCAGGCCACGTCGGCTTGGTGAAGCGCGAGTCGTCATCGAGGGCGGCGATGTTGTTGGTACCACCGGCCCACGTCACGGCATCGGTGTCGACCCCATTCGCGGCGACTAACGTCGACCCTGCGAGAACCCAGTTCCAGGTGTTGTCGTTGCCTGCGGTGACCGTCGCGCTGCCGGTGCGATCCGTAGCGGTACCGCCCGTCACGTCGAAGAACTTATCGCCGCAAAAGGCAAACACCTTCTCGACGCCAGCGAGGACGACCTGACCCAAGGCGGTGACGGTAGCGCCGCTGTTCATGGCGCTGGCGTTGAACTTAGCGTAGCCCTTGCGCTTTTTGACCTCTCCGGCTAGCCCGACGGTGCAGTTCTCCATATCATACAGACCCGCCGGTGAAACCTCCTCGGCTGGTAGGCTGTAGTTGACGCCGTCGCGCCACGGTCCCAGGCGCAGGCTCTGTGCAGCGATAGGCATCAGCTAAGACTGCCTTCTTGCGGCGAGTACGAGAACTTACTGCTGCCACGGTTGTCGGAACGGCGCATACGGTAGGTGCGGTTGCCTTGGACGTTGGCGTTCTGACGGCTAGCGACCCCTAAAACGCGCTCCATCTCTTGGCGGTCCACCATCGAACCCTGGTCGTCGCCCTTCTCTTGTTTGTAGAGGGCGCTGACGCCGTAGACGAGTGCAGGCTGCACCACCGGCGAATAATAGCCGTCGAGGCTGTTGGTGTCGTCGCTGGCGGTAAAGTCCGGCACCGACGCGTAGTAGCGGTAGGCTATGGTGTCGACGCTGTCGGGGGTGGGGTATAGACTGACTTGTACGAGGCCGCTGCTGTCGACGCCGTCGATGATCACCCAGCGCGGATCGCCGTCGGTAGAGTGGTTAGGATCGGCCGCATCGAGGTCTTGGCTCGACATGACGATGATGACGTGGTCTTCTGTCGTATTGCGGAAACTAAGCGGCGTCAGCGCGTCGGACGCGAGGCTGTAGGTCTGGGTGCTGGCGACCGTATTAAACGTCGACGACTTAAACAGCCAATTCCACTTCTCGCGGCTTTGGATGTCCTTGCCGACCATGTTTAAGTAGGTCCGCGCCCCGTCTTTGAACGTAGACGCGTTGCTATTCAACCCGACGCGTCGCAGCGCCGTCTGAATAACCTCTAAATTGGTCATCCTACGCCCTCACATTACCTCATATTAACCCAAGACCCGTTCTCATAGCCTTGCAACGTGTTGGTCGACGTGTTGTAGATCAACATTCCGTTTGCGGCTGTGAGCGCGTCGCGCTGCGTCGTCGTCAGGCTAGGTAGGGTGAAGCTATCACTAATAGCCACGGTGCCAACCTCCACTGTACCCAGCAATGCAGTGTCGCCAAAGAAGCTCGCCGCATTAATCTGCCCAACGCTGTCGGTCATTACTCTTGCGCTTCAAGCGCCATATGGTCGAGGTCATACTCGGAGAGGTTGTCGCCGTTGTTATCGAGCCAACGCTCCTGCCATATACGTACTGCCTCTGGACCACGGTCGCTTATGCGTCCTGGGGGGTCCGGCACGAAACCATCGGCATGAGTCACTTCGCCTATCGCCTTGACGGTGTTACGCACCTGACTGTTGGTCTGGTTTTTGTTTTTCCGTACTCTGGCATGGGTCTTGTCGAGGTCCAGCGCCTTGCGTATAGCGGCCTTGGTGTCGTCGCTGCCCTTCAATATTAGCTGGGCGATCTGGTCGGGTGTGACCTCCGGCGCTTTCTCTGCGACGGGGGCGGCCGACTGCGCGACTGTTGCAATTTCGCTAGGCAGGTCAAGCTGTTGTGTTCGCTTTGCCATGATGTCCTTGAAAGTTAAATGAGGGCGACGACGTTATGCGCCGCCGCCCCACTGTGTGTTATGCAACCAATCCCTGTATGACGACGCCTACATGTCCGCTGTCATCCGGCGCAAACGTCGCGAAACCAACAAGCGGCTCGGTTTCAGCATCCTTAGTGTGTACAGCGCCTGCGACACCGTCAGAAAGCGTAAGATTTTGACCTATGGCGATGGTGCCGTCTGCCAGGATCGTAGCGACACCAGCCGTCTGGAACCAACCGTAATAGTTGGCTTGGAAGGTCATCGGCGTGACGCCAGCGATGATGTAATCGGTACCGGCGGTAGCGCCTACGACGTTATACCAGAGGCTGCCGGTGACGGCAACGTCGGTGGCGGTGGTAACAGCGACTTCCAGCCCATCGTAAAGCGTCAACGTGATGGCGTTGCTGCTGGCGGCCGTGTTTGACTTAATGCGATACTGGAAACCCTCACCCGCATCGTCGGTGATATGCAAATAGCCACCGGCGTACTGGTTGAGCGTGGCGCTGCCAACGGTGCCGGAATCAGTGTAAGTGACCTCAGTCGCACCAGCAGAGGCGGCCGTCAGCTTGCCGTCGCTCTCAACGATAGCAGTTGCCGACACATCCTGCGATACGAGCAAGCCCCGATTAATAGCGGCAGCGGTGTAGCCGTAGCGGAACACCCTGCCGTCGGCTAATTCCAACTTTTGGCCGATGGGGTATCTGGCGGTCGAAGACTCGGTGTAGATGCCTTGACCGTTCTTGCTGCCAAGACCCTCGCCACCGACTCGGCCGATGCCGAAATTTTGGTTACGTATACTCATTGTTCATTCTCCTTCGCTCATGGGCGAGCTATGAAGCCGCATTGGCTTGCGGCTCGGAATGGATGTAAAGAGTGCGTTTAAACACCTTGTCCGTTGCCAGACGCAGTGTTTAAACGCGCTATGTTGTTTAGTCGTTGATGTTGTAGATGACGCCCTGACGGCGACGTGAGTTAGTGGTTATTTGCAGCCCGACTAAGAGGAATCCGACCTTCGCCATCTGATTGGCAGGCTCCTTGAACGGAGTCTTGGCAAAGTTCATTCCAGCCTGCATGTGCATCTTGAGATACTTCGTGTTAAGGAAGTACATTCGGCCGGTGCCGCAGTCGCGGTCGTACTGCACTGGAATGCCGCGAAACGACGGTAGACGACCATCGACGCCAGGCGAGTCCTTCGATGAGAGGCGCTGGTAACCAGTGCCTTCAAAGATCTCTTCGTAGTCGGCGTAGATGCCATTGGTCGTGAAGATGTTAGTCGGCTGCTCGTTGCCTTCGCTGACGTCGTTCCAAAGGGTCGACATCCGCACCATACCTTCGTAAAAGTTGGTGTTGACAATCGTCTTGAACGAGGTGTCAGCGGTGGCATTGTTAGCCTTGTTCTTCCACCAGGTATTGCTACTGACGGTGACACCGCCCAACGTAGTCGGGGTCGTGCCTGGCGCGTCAGCGATAATGTCTTGAAAGCCCAACGGTGCTTTGCCGGTTTGAGCAGAGTAGATCGAGCTATTGATCTGGTCGCGTAGCGTCAGCATCGACTGCTCGGTCTTAGCGGCAAGGAGTTTCATCGCGGAATCGGACTTGCGATTTTCCATCTCTTCGGTGTAGTTGATCGTGATCGGTACCGCTGCGTAGCGGAACGGATAAAACGCCGCCGTGATGCCGTCAACAGCGTCGGTATTTAGTACGTCGTAGCCACTGAAATACTGAGCGGTGTTGCCGCCGTACATGAGGTCGGCTTGGATCTCTTTTCCACCGTTGTCGGTGATAAGAGCGCCGCCGCTGCGGAACATGTCCAAAGTGGGGTACGCGTCAAAGAAGTTATCGGTCAGTTCCTTGCGCTTGGCACGCATCGTGAGCGTCCACGCGGCGTCCCATGTCTCGGTTGTAGATGTAGCTGCCATAATAAGTTTTCCTATTCAAATCCAAGGTTGGCTAGACCCGACAACACATCGCTGTCGGACAACGGACCGCCTTCCTCGCTGGCGTCGACCCCTTGCGTCGAGCGCACCGCACGCTTGCTGTTGCGCTTGGCTTGCGTATTCTGCTGCCGGACGTTGGCGGCGTTGGACGCCGTGACGCCAGCGTGAAGCTCATACGCTTCCTTGACGGTGTACGCCTGCCCTGTGTTAGGGTTGGCGATCTTCGTCGTAGCGACGATCTGGTCGGTGTAGCGATCCAGATCCGCACCGTATACCCCTCGCGCCTCCTGCACCTGCTGATCGACATACGCGGTCTGCTGGTGCTGGACATACTGGTTGGCGTGCTGCAACTGACCCTGCAAGGCTTGCACCTGCTGCGTCAGTCCGTTGATGTGGGTGCCGACCTGATGTTGGACGATTTGCTGCACGGCGTCGATGCCGCGCTGCTCCTCCTCCGATACGTTGGCCCTCATTTGATCGATGGGGTCGGGCGGCGGTGGGGGTGCGGCCATCTGCTGTATGCGTCCGGCCCACTCGTTGCGTTCTGTCGCAAGCTGGTTGCGCTGCTCTGCAAGGTCTTGCTGTGTGCGCGTAAACTGCGCCTGTAAATTCTTCGCCAGCGGTATCAGCGGTTGATACTGCTGTGGTACAGACTCCAGATCGGCGCGAAGCCAATCGGTCTGTGCCGGATCGAAATCCGATGTCTCGCCGTCAGAGTGTCCAGCATCATCAGACGGGGCCGCATCCTGGGTATCTTCAAACAGTTCGACCGTGTTGGTCGACTCGTCTGAAGCGCCAGTATCGGGTGCCGCGTCGTCGCTGCCGGAGTCCAAGTCTAGTAATCCTTCGGACATCCTTTATTGCTCCTTTGTGGCCTGCTCGGCTGCGGCTATCGCCCCATCGGGGGTGTCGCCCCAATAGATCGGTTCGCTGCTGCGTGGAGCAGGCTTAGTTACGTCGGAGGTGATGTGGTTGCGCGAGCCGCCGACGGCGTCGGCCGACTCCATTACGTTGTACTTCTTCATCAGTTCTTGTTTATGCGAGTAGCTTTTCACGACCTCACCAAAACCGGCGTGGTACTTGCCGTACATCGACGAGTGGTCGTGGTGTATGAGGTTGTTTTTGCGGAAGCGCATCGACGCTGTCTCGCCGCACTCGCTACATTTAATTTGGCGCTTGATCGTCTTATAGTTGGCAAAAGCCACGTCGGTCATGTTGTGGCCGCAGCTGTCGCACTCAAAGTCGTGAAATACCATCGTTTAGCCCTGTCCTGGTGCGCGTTGAACCGCTTGACTCATCTCTTGCGCCTGCGACCGTACGAGGCTTACGATGCCGCCGTCGCCCTCGCTGGCCTGTGCGCCGTCGGCACCCGCAGCTTGCGGTGCGCCGCCCTGCGCCATCTGGTCGAGGTACTGCTGGTGCTGCGCCATATGGGTCTGGGCGACCTGCAAGACCTGCTGCTGCTGCGCTGGCAACAGTTGCTGGAACTGCGGCAACTGCTGTATGGTCTGATGGGTCTGGATGTGGATGGCGTGGTCTTCTTCCGGCGTGACGCCAGGGTCACCACCGGCGAGGAGGTAGGCGATGTTTTCGAGGTTAGCCGCCTTGATGGCGTCGGCGTTTTGCGACTGACCCAGGTACTTGTCGGGGTCTTGCACGCGAAACGCTTT